CCGGAAGTGACTTGGAGGCTCAGTTCCTTGAACGCGTCGGCGATCTTGTCGGTGTCCTTGCCCCAGCCGCCCTTGATGGCCTGCCGCATCAGGCCCATCGCGGTCTGCCCGGAGATCCCCGCGGACTTGAAGATCGGCCCGTACTCGGTGAACGTCTCCATAAGGTCCTCGGACGCCGGGCCGAGACCGTTCATGCCGGCGGCCAGCAGGTCGAAGGCCTCAGTGCCGTTCTTCGCCAGCCCGTTCTTCATCATCGTGCCCGCGGCGTTCGCCGCGCTCTGCAGGTCGACGTCGAAGGTATTGGCGAGGTCGGCGGCGTTGGTGGCGATGGACTTGATCTGCGAGTTCGTCGCGTCCGGCGGGACCAGGCCGGAGGACATCACCGCGCGGATGGTGTCGGCGCCCTGCTGGAAGTCGGTGACGATCGCACCCGAGAACAGCTGACCGGCGATCTTGCCGTACCGCTCAGCCTCAGCCGGGGTCGCGCCGAGCTGCGCCCGCAGCTTGCCCACGATCTGCCCCTGGTTCAGGGCCTCGGTGACACCGCCGATCAGGGCCGCACCGGCCAGCACCCCCGCGCCCAGCAGCGCCGTCTTGAAGGCCCCACCGAACCGGTCTCCGGCGTTCCGCCCCGCATTGTTCGCGGGGTCCTGCAGGCCGTCGTTGAGGGCCCGCTGCGCTTCCGGCCCGAACCCCCGCATGGACGGCACGAGCCGGACGAACGCAACACCTACCTCTTCGGCCACCGCGGCCACCCCCTCATTGAGTTGTCGTCAGCCACCCCCGCGGGCAGGCCCGTAGCGGGCCAGGAGCCGCTGCACATCGGCCGGGGAACGGTCGGTACGCCCGGTGCGGACGCCTGGCTTCTGCGCGAGCGGGCTGGCCGGCTTGGGCTTGTTGCGGTTCTTCTGGCCGTCCTTGGAGCGCTGCCAGTTCGCCACCCGCAGCTCGTCCAGGTGCAGGTACGCCAGGTGCTCGGTAAGGGTGTGGCCGTCGCCGCCGAGGAGTTGCGCGGTAATCGACGTGGGGTCGGCGCGCAGGGCCTCGTGCAGGACGGCGATACGGCGGACGGTCAGCGTCTCCGGTTCGACCGGCGAGCCCCGGAGGAGGAGGTCGACCGCGAGGGCTTCGCGGAGCTGCGGCGAGCAGATGACCGCGATCCCGCTTTTCCCGCCTTCGCCCCGTGCGCCACCCACGCGCGGGAGAGTTCGCCCTGCACGCCGACGGGCATCTCCTCGATGGCGTCGAGGGTGTCATCGTCGGCGATCTCCTCCAGGACCGTGTCGTCTCCCTCGCGGAGCCGGCGGGCCTGCCCGCCGCTGAGCGTGTTGATGTTGGGCAGTTCGTACTCCTCGCCGTCCAGGCCGGTGAAGGGGAACGGTTCGGTGTTCTGCTCGGCTGCGACCTTGCGTGCGTCGAAGGCCATGCGCGGATCTCCTTGACTGTGGTGCTGGCGCGGACGGTGGTCGGGGTGCACGCCCCGGGGGCACTCCGCGCGAGATGCCCCCGGGACGCGGTCTGGGGGTTACGACCCGATGTCCTCGCCCCACGCCGCGGAGTTGGAGAACTTCGTCATCAGGTTCCCGTTGTCGTCGGGGTAGGCGGTGATCGTCACCGGGTACATGACGGCCTCGCCGGACTGGTAGGGCACCTCGCCGCGCTCGGTGAGCTCGCCGTTGCCGACGTAGATGCGGATGAGCTCCGTGCCGTCGATGACGTTCAGGACGAACGCCCGCGGGTCACTGGTGGCGGGCTTGACGTCGATCTTCCATTCGCCGCCGTTCGCCTCCACCTGAGAGCCCGGATAGAACAGCTCGAGGTTGGAGCCGCGGGTCTGGATGAGAGTGCAGGCGATCGTGAGTGTGGACTCGGTGCGCGCCGCCCGCACGGTGGTGGCGTTCTGCCACGCGATGATGTTGTCGACCGAGTCGTCCCAGTTCTCGGTGACACCGTCCTCGGACACGTAGCCGTGGCCGAGGAACAGCGGGTCCAGTGTGCTGACAGCGGTGGTGGGGGCGGCCGTTCCCCGGGGAGCCGACAGCAGCTCCCCGGTGATTGCTACCCGTACTTCTTCGGCAACCAGTGCCATGGTGATCTCCTTCGCGGGTTCTGGGTTCACCCGGGCGCGCGGACATCACCGGGAAACGAGGGGCTGTCAGGGGGCGGGGTGCACGACGTCATCCGCCCGGATGTCGAGGCTGTACGTCGCCCACGCCACGGGTGAGTTGGTCACGGGGTCGTCGTCCAGGCGCGGCGCGAGGAACTCCTGCACCCGGTAGCAGACGGGCCCAAGGAGCGCCGTCCCGGACAGCGCCCACACGTGGGCGCGCACGAGCAGCGCCAGGGCCATGGCGGCCTGGTCGTCGGGATCCCAGCACTTGACGTCGAGGCGGGCACTGTCCCGCACCGGCAGCAGCGCGGCACCGCCGACCCGGCGGACCTGGACCAGCGGCGCGGGCCGCGGGTCGGGGACGCGGGAGACCACCGGAACAGGGGCGGTCAGGGGTGTCAGGTAGGCGATCAGTAGACCGTTGGCGTCAGGGAAGGCCATCAGACGGCCTCTACTTCGATCATGCCGGTAATGGTGTGCAGCGGCACCCAAAGCAGCCGTGTCGGACTGGTCTTGATGACCAGACAGCCCTCCTCGACACGCGGCGGGTCGAGGGCCTCAATCCAGTCGTTCCATCCGCCGAACCCCTTCCAGCGCACCCGGAACGCCGGAACCGGCTCGGGCCCTTGCTGCAGCGCCATGGCGGTCCCCCTCTCGTCAGTCGGCGGCGGCCGACATGGCGCCGCGGAAGTAGCCGTGCTCGCGCTCCACCCGCAGCGAGCCCGGGTGCACAGCGATCACGGTTGCACCGGCACGGGTGCGGCCCTCGTAGGTGTCGGCGATGATCCGTACCGGCTCCGGGGTGCCGGAGTCGGCGAGAGCCTGCTCGAAGTACGGGCCCGCCCAGTCGGCGACCGAGCGGGCCCGCCGCAGCAGATCAGCGCGGACCCCTGCGGACTTCAGCAGGGACTGCGCCCCGCGGCTGTTGATACGGAAGCTTTCGACCACCCTGGCCACGGCGGCCTCCTATCCGTTGACGATCTTCAGGGTGAGTTCGGTGTGGTGGGGGTCGCTCGAGTTGGCGGCCGCCATGGCGAGCGGGTTGTAGGCGGGCCCGGGGCGGCCGTCGATCTCGAAGACGACTGCGCCTTCGGGGTGGCCGGCCCACTCGATACGCGCCCGCCTCGGGATCGGGCTCGCGTTGGTGACCATCAGCCACCGCTCCTCGAGCGGGTCGGCACCCACCTGCGTCACCGCGGTGCGCTGGTCCTGCTGCAGCCACGCCGCCACCGCCGTACGGGCCGCCCCCGCCCCGTAGTCGTAGACCGTGTTGCCGTAGGAGTCCGTCGACGTCGTCGGGACGACGACGCTCACCTCGTGCGGCAGCAGCCTGCCGGGCAGAGCGGAGGTCACCGCGTCCTCCTCGACAGCCGCCGGGTCAGCTCGGCGATCGCCTTCTGTGCCAGCGCGGCCGCCGCCTGGTCGTCCTTGGCCATCGCCTTGGCGAGCTTGGCCTGCTCGCGTACGAGCTGGCGCTGCCAGCGCTGCGCGGCGGTGCTCATCAGCCGACCGCCGCCCGTACGAAGCAGTCCTTGGCCTCCAGCAGCTTGCGCAGCCCGGCGGTCAGTTCCGGGCCGTCCGGCAGCGCAGCGATCATCTGCTCGGCCAAGTTGTGACACGGCTTGCTGGCCGCCTGGAGATGCGGCGGCAGGTGCGCGTAGTCGAAGTACTTGGCGATCTGCACCGTGCCCGGGTGCCTGCCTACGAGGTTCATCCTGCCTCCACTTGGATGGTTCCGGAGCGGCGCGGCCCGTACCGGGCCAGGGCCTTCTCGTCGGCCGCGCTCATCACGACGGTGGCGCCGGCGGCGCCTGCGCCTTGTTGCAGCTGGTAGTTGTAGGCGCCGATCCGCTCGGCGACCATGCCCGTCGTCATCGATGGCGACAGCAGGGTGCGCAGCACCATCGCGCACACGATGGCGACCACGGTGGGGGGGATCGTGGCGTCCC